ATGCAACCCACGTAGGTTGCCCGCATTTGCACGTTAGCCATGTCATCCGGGTGAGCGGAAAACAATACGCAGCGGATTTGGTCGTCATTGCCCATGTAGCTTGTTTTAAGTGAAAACGTGGTCACATGGACGAGCGGGTTAGCCGCATGAAGGTCTTCCCGGATATAGGGTTCCAAATATTCCCACCGGTCTTCCATGTGGGTCAGACAAAACAAATCGCCGTAATCGGAGCGGTTCAGGATGGTTTCCATAGAATATGGGGTTAGGGGAGTAATTCAACCGGGGTGGTAGCACCCAACATTGCACGAACCCAGACGCACGCATCAGCGTAGGTCATCGGTTTACCGGGGCCGATTTCAGTGGGGCCGTTTACAGGGTGGTTCCACGAGAAATACCACATGCCCAAACCGCGAGGTGATTTTCCGTAGCGGTGTTGCCAGCGGGCGACCGAAATGTTGGTAGCGTTTTGCATACCCAAATATACGAAACATTTTCAAAATACCATGCGTCGTAGGGTGTTTTTTTTCACCCGAAGACGTATTTCCCGTAGCTGGGGTTGGAGGCGTGGTGCATGATGCCGTACCGGGCAGCGTCTATAAAATGGTTGAAGGCGTCGACCGGTTCGTTGAGGACTTGCCCGTTTTTGTCCTCTTTCCATTTGTAATTCCGTAGTTCTTTGATGCCATTCAATGATCCAGCCGTGACGTAGATTTTCCTCGATTTCATGTAATCAATACCGGCCCTTACCGAATCCGCACCCTTACGTGCCCCGTGAACATTCCACCCTAACGCGTGTAAGTAATCAATTGATTTCGGTTCAGCTGAATCGGCAATGATTGTTGTAGTCCTTGTCCAGCCGTCCCCACGCAAAAATTCAGAAATGTCTGCGTTGGTCATCCGGGTTTTGTGTAACCGCTCGTCGAGAATCCAATCATGGCCGTTAGTGTATAGCGCTACGATTGCGGTTGGGTCATTGGTATATCCCCAATCCAGTCCAAGGCCTTTGAATCGGTATTCATTGGGTATGGTCTCGATTTCGTCCCAGTGTGTGAATATCGTGGACATCGAAACGCCACGCTCGCCGAGACCATACACCCTCCAATATTGAGGGTCTGCCGTTTGTAGCCGTTCGATTTCGTCAATGACCGGTTGCTCAAGAAATGGGTTGTCGAGGTATGTGGTTTTGAAAAACGTAGCGTCCTCACGTGGGATGACCCGCTCGTATATCCAGTGATATTCCATTGACGGGTTGTAGTCAATGATGACCCTGTTTGTCGTCCGCATGATGATTTGCTGCCAGTCCTCGTATGTGATTTCGTTTGCCTCATTGATGAAGACGATGTCCCGTTTCCGGCCACGAAGCTTTTGTGCCTGATCGACCGAAATGAACTCAACGAAATTTCCGTACAAGGAATAAGCCCACGCCATTCGGTTGTGTTTCGACTGGTCATAGATTCCTTCCGATTCAAGGATGCTGAAAAAATCCCTCATGACCGTCGCCGATAATGCCGGGCCTGTTTTCCTGCAAATCGTGATGACCATGCCAGCGTTTTCGTTTCGCCAACACAGCTCTATCAAGGCTAAACAAATGGAATAGGTTTTGCCCGACCGCGTCCCGCCTTGATGTATTTGGATTCGCGAATCGCACCCGATGACGTCGTAGTATGATTTCGCAAGCTTACGTTTCATCCGTGAACCACGTCAGCGGTTTTTTCTCCTGCACGTGCAGTTCTGTCGTTTCCACATATCCCCTGTGTTTGCCTTTCGTTTTCAGGTAGAACAATACGGACGCCACGTTCCCATCCTTAATCAGCTTATGCAATTGTGATTCCGCGAAATCGACTACCATGTCAGACAATTCATTGATTGCATCACGGTAGCTTGTGTCCTCGGTCATCCAATTGTAATGGGTCTGTCGTGAGATGCCCACCATTTTGCAGGCCGTGGTCACGATGCCTAACGATTTTTCCATCGCTTCGACCATAGCCTTTTTCCGGTGTCCAATTTCGTCCAGTTCTCCCGCGTGGTTTGGATTGCTCATGTGTTAGACGAATGATTTGATGCCGTCGAAATACGCCTTGTAGAAATCGTACAAGTCCTTGTTAATCGTAATGACGCCGTTTTCCGTTCGAGGGTTAGTATTGATGTTTGCTGACGTCTCGATCCCGAACGACCATTTGGGGCCTGTCCCTGCGAATATTTTAGAATGGTTTTTGAACACGGCAATTCGTCCGCATTGGTATTTAGCGAATATGTCATTGAGCATCCTCCATTCGATTTTGTATTGGTTCGGGAAAATCTCGCCCACGTAGGCGTCAAGCTTTTTGATTGTCCCCGATTCCAACCATTCCTCAAATGCCAGTATATCCTCGGCGGCCATGCACCATGTGCTGAACAGGCAATGGTCAAGCGGTTGATGTCGCAATACAAGCTTCAAATATGATAGCGCATCCACGTCGCCACCCGTGATGCAATGCCAGCTATCACCCTCTTTCAGTTCTAACCCAATTGCATCCATTAATTGTGTTTCAGAAAACGCTCGCCGGTACAAATGCCGGTCGCTTCTGTTGATGGCAGCGGTTGTTCGCCGTTTAGCCTTTTTTTCGTTGGGCGCGTGTTCGTCCGGGTCATTTGGCTGCATGTCCTTTTCCGGCGTGTCCTCCCATGCAATGATGTCATCCCAATTCATAATCCAGCTTGTTTAGCGTATTTGATTTGTTTGTTGGATTGCCACGATTGAGAATACTCCACGTTCGCGAACAATTTTGAGAAACCTGTGATGTGTTTCAACCGCATGAGTTCTTCCGCCTCCATGCCTAATTGATTGCATATTTGAATGTCGGTCATTCCACCCTTCAGCATTTGGTAGACCATGTTGCTCATCCCTTGGACGGAATGTTTCCCGCGTGCTCTATTATGCCTGACCGTAGCGGCCATTCGTTCGTTCATGGTTTTGTCAAGAACTACGATAGGCAATTTGCCGTGGTTCCGTTCGCGGATGTCCGTTTGAGTCTTGCACGTGAAATAGCGGTGGAACCCGTCAATGATTACGTATTTCCCTCGGTCTTGATCGTATATGGTCACGACCGGCTGGGTGTAGCCGTCGTTTTTAATCGATGTGTAGAGTAGCTGCATTTCCTTGGTCGCGACCGAATTCGGGTTGTAATCGTTAGGGTCAACAAGGTCTATGTCTACCCACCGCACCCGGTCAACGGGTTGCTGAATTGGTGACAATTCGTGCAGGACGTCCCGTAGGCTTTCGATTGCGGTTAGCCGTTCATGTGGGTCGGTGATACCGGCTAAATATTCCTTGAGTGATTGTGTCATCCAAATATGTATTTGTTGTAGACCTTGGGGGGTCGATTGTCATTTTTCCATGCCAGCCATTCCTTTACCAAGTGGCTGTTTTTCCAGTTTGCTATTTTGGTGGATTCCTTGGCGTGATACCCTAAATCGTCTACCAGCAATGCATTGATTTGCACCCGGATTGCTGCATCGTAGTTTTTCATAGCGCTATACGTTTGGTCAATGCCCGCTATGTAGGTTTTCCATTTGTCTCGTTTGCCGGAATCCACAATCAATTTTTCAGACAAATAGTCGCGGTATTCAATCCATGACGCAAAAGCTTCGGGCAATTTTTTAGGGCATGTGTGACCATCCCGGTTTAAGTGCTTGTACGTATTGATGCCGCTCAACCGCTGTGTCAAGGCGTTCCATATTTCGCGATCAAGTTCTTGTGCGATTTCTAACCACCCGACCGATGTTTCATGGTGCAAATTTGAAACCCTCATGTTGAAGGGGCTCACCCCTTGTTGGTACATTCGGTCATATATTTTGCAGTACTGCCAGCCGTGTTCATGAATGGATTTCCAAACATCCTTGTATGTCCAGTCGTAGATTGGGTAGAATGTGTAGTGATGTTTCCGGGCGTCTTGAATTTTGCCCCACGTGACGTGTTTGTAGGTTTTAGTTGCGGTTAACGCCAGCGACCGGTTCGGCGATTCCTCTGCTCGCAACCCGCCCACTAAACATGCCGGTGCATCCTTGTACGTATAGGCGAGCCATGCCCGGAACATGTCATAGAAATCCAGCGTGCCGTACGGATTGTCATGTATGGTGTTAGCTTCTTTCGGGCGCAACCATTGTTCGCCTTCTGCCCAAATATGCAGCATGTCATCGATGGTCGATGTGCTGTTATTGATTTCAAGCGGACATTGCAACCAATAGGGCTTGACGTCTGGGTCGTTCATGACGTCCCGCACGTAATTGATGGCCTCCGTCCATTCAGCTTCTTGGTCTATAAACATGACCGGTAACGGCAACCGGCCACGGGCTCGCGCTTCATACAGGCACAAATTCAAAACCACCGTGGAATCCTTGCCCCCTGAAAAGGCTACGGCGACGTTTTCAAATTCGTCGAATACCCATGCCACCCTTTTGCGAGCCGCTTCCCATACGTTATCGGTTCCGTATATCCTCATCGGTCGATGTGAAATTCATGTCCGCATGCAGGGCATGTGCACTCGTGTTTAGTGTTGATTTGGACGATGTTCTGCATGTTTTGTGCCTTGTCCATGTCAGCGTCCGTGATTTCGCGACCGGCAAAGCTTGGTGTGATTTCGGGCGTGTAAGCTTCGGTAGGGTTCCAAATGTTCATACCCCAGTCGCCTAAATCCGTGGCGTCCCATTCGTTTGCCAATACGTCCCAGTCCCATTCGCCAAAGCTGACGTTATCCTTGATCAAAAATTGGTTTTGTTTCTCTTCGTCCCAGCTTACGATTTGCACCGGTATTTTGGTCATGCCAGCTTCGACCGCCGCTTTCCATCGCATGTTCCCGCCTAATATGACGTAGGCCTCATTCACGACAATGGGACGGACATCTAACATTTCAGGAAATTCCTGAATGGATTTGACAAGCTTGTGGAATTTGTCGTCCCGAATGAATCGTGGATTTTTAGGGTTTTCCTTGATTTCCGCAATGGGCAATTTTTTGGTCTGCATTAGATTTGGTTTAGTCGCTCGAAACGAGCGGGATTGATTTCTGACCCTTCGTATTCCCACCCCGCCTTTTTCACCGCTTTTGCTGTGACGCCGATACCCGCAAACGGGTCAAACACCCTTCCGTACGGAGCGATGGATTTGAGTGTGTTTGTGATGACCTCGTCGCAGTTCTTGTGTTCGGCGACCGGTGTGGTCGTATTAAACGCTAACACTACAAACGGCAAATCATTAGCGTACCGGCGTTGAGCTGCTTGTTTCAAATCGTGGCCGTATTGTTCTGCAATGTTGACCACCCGGTGGTAGCTGCTTACGCTGTATTCCACGTACATGGGTTTCCACGGGTGTGCTAATTTGAATAGCTGGCTTAAAATGGCATCGATGTCATTACCGGGTTTAGGCACGCCGGCCTTGTGCATCATGGTCTCAAAGTACTTGACCATTTTTTGTTCCCACGGCGGGTCAGTCCATATCACGTCGTATTTAGGGAACGCCTCCCACGCCATGATGTCCTTACAATGATTCATAGCTTTTCAAATTCGTGTTTCCAGTCAATTGAGTCGAAATCAAATGTTGGCTCATATAGGTTGGATGTCCGTTTGTTTTTGCCGACTGACGGAGGATTGCCTAATGTTGAGCGGTCGTATCCTATGTGTTGGCACATGCTAGGGTAAACAATCACAATTGTTTGCCCGGTCAATTCTAACCATTTTTCCCATTTTTTGTCTTCCGCTTGATTGTCTGATTGTGTGGTCATCCATTCAGCAAACGCTACACCCATTTGAGTGGGAACGGCGATTGCTGGCAACCAAATGTCTTTTCTCGTTTCGTACAATACCATTCCTTTTGCGTAGTTCTCCAAATGGATTCGTTGGGATGGCACGTAAAAGCTTACCGCTCGTCCTTGTGCATGTTCAAGGCATCGTGCAACATGTCGGGCAAATCCCGGCCTCAATTCTAAATCGTCGTGCAAGCTTACCGCGTAATCCGACCCATCATGAGGTTGTAGCGATTTAATGAAATTGTTGACCAGTCCTTCGTAGCGTTTCGGGTGGTTTTTGGGCAGCCGATTGCTTCCGCTCATGTCAAGGCAAATTCGCACCGGCGCCTCAATTTGATTGGTCACGAATTGAGGGTTCCGCTGTGGAACGGACATTAGGTTGAATGATATTTTCATTGCAGAAATGAAGGGTCGTAAATGCCTGAACGCGTAAAGCTGGTGATTGGGTGATTCATGGACGAGGGTAATTTGTACTGGTGCTGGACGAGGGATGGGTAATGTTCTACCGCCACCAGCTTGTGTTTTTCTATGACTTCTTGCACGGCCATGTCATCGTGTTGACCATTTGGGGTGTGAAGGTCTATTGCTGAAACATTCCAATACGATTCACGTAGCGCAGCTAATGCCTTTGGGCTCAACAATACCGCCAAAATGTGGAACAGCTTGTATTGTTTCATCCATGTGTCCTCCCACGTCCATTGTTTGTATTGAACGCCCGGAAGCTTTCGCTTCATGCAAAATAATGAAACCATGTCCCATTCGTTGGTAGTGGCTGTTTCTATGATTTGCGGTATGTAGGCGCACAAACCCGGTGCAATGACCAAATCGTCCTGCAAATGCAGCCTCCATCCCGGATGTTCATATTCCAGCATTTTCCCAAAGCTTTTGTGGGATCCAGTTTTCCCCGCGTCTATGTGGATTCGCAAATCCGGGAATTCCTTTCGGTAGGTCTGTACTACGGCGAGCCGTTCGGGGACGGCTTGCACGTAGGTCGTGAATGATTTGCTCATGCAGCTTTCATTTGTTTTCGGATTCGTTTTTGAGATTTAGCGTGTTCATGGATGGCATGGGCTTCGTGCAGCAATTCGCATTTTTCCCCAGGCGTCAGGTCTATTTCGTAGACGTGGGTTTGTCCGGTGTGTTGGTCTACATGGGCGTAGTCGGCTATCCCCCGTCGCACGTATTCCACAATGTTCGCGGCGATGGCCGTTAGTTCTTCGGGCGTGTATGTCATAGCCACCCGTTTTGTTTGCCAAGGGCTACCCATTTTTGGTAGCGTATTTGTCGCCGGTGGGTTTTGTGCATCGCCCGCATGACTTCCATTGTGGTGCATTGATATGTCCCCGGCGAGCCAATTTCATGAACCAGTCCTTCGTCCATCAATTCCGACAGGCGACCGGTTATGGTTGACAATTTCCAATTTAAGGCGGACGCCATTTCTTTTGTAGTCATTCGGCCAGCGTTCCGAATGGTTCGGTACAGGGCAGCTTTGCCGTTAGTCAATTGCCCGGATTCAACCTGCTCCCAGTAGGTTTGGATGGAATGTTTGCTCATCGTAATAAGGGTTGATTATTTGACCCAAGGGGGGAGGCGCAATTCATTGATGCCGTCAAAATAGCCGCCGGGTGTCCCGTCCCAGCGTTTGAATTTTTCGATAGCGTCAATCACGTGAGGCAATGTAATCCCGTAAGCTTGATCCGATTGTTGATAGACAGCCACGTTGTATGGGGCCGTGGTTTCCGCCGCTATCCAATAGAATCGGTCAACGCCAAACAGGATTCGGTAAACCACAGCTTGCCAATGATATTTCAGGTTGGACGCATCACGCATGAACGCCTCCGGTGAGGCGTCCCGGCATGTTTTCAAATCCACCACGTAGTCCCCGCCGAAGGCGTCGGCGATTCCGACAAACGGATATTCAGCTATTGGTTTGCGGATAGACAATTCAAATTCGCACCCGGCCAGCAAATCACAGGCGGGAGCGCAATGGGTGACCGCGTCTTGCACCGATTGTATTTGAACGGCGTCTTGCCCGGTCAGGATGGTTTTGCCGTCGTTAGCGTCCGCAAATTCCTGCCATGCCGTTTTCCCCTCTTTCGTGCGCCGGTCAACCGCCGGAGCTATCGCGTAGCGTTCATTGAATTTGTGTGGTTCCAAAACGTAGCAATGAACAGCGCTGCCCAATTCCATTGCAGGCGTAGGGTCGATGGTTTTGGTCAAATAAGCGATGTAGTGGTTCGGCGATTGTGCGAACGCCTTTAACGCCGATACAGACAAATAATCTCGTTTCATAGGGTTAGATTAGGGATGTTTTCCAGTAAATGATTGCCCGGTCGTAAGTGGTCACGTTTGGGCAGGGGAATGTTTCCCCGGATTCCCACATGAGCATGTTTTTTTCCGGGGTGAATTTGTAGGCGACGAATGCCACAGGTTGGTCGTTCATAGGGGAATGAAAAGCCCCGCCCAAAATGGGCAGGGCGTTTTGGTTAGACGTTCGCCGGTTCCGTTTCACGTGGAACCCGCACCACATTCTGCCGGTAAATTTCGGTCAGGTTGACAATGACGCCGTCAGGGTGGTAACGGCGTGCCCGAGCTTCCGACGCGTAGAGGTGGGCCGAAATCCCGCCGTCAGCGTTCATGGCGAGGACATGCCATGAGTCCGCGATTTTCGGAATCAAAAACAAGTCGTAGGGCGATTCCGAATGAAAATAATAGGCGCCGTTAGGCAAATGGGTTCGCGACATTTGGTCAGCGCAAATCGTGACCACCGGAGCGTTGCATTCAGCGTCCATGTACATGATGTGCCGAGGCGTCTGTCCGTTGCGGAAAATGACGTCGTACATGCCCGTGAGGTGGGCGTCCCGTGAATAGCGTTCCATAGGGGAGCGGTTTATAGGGTTAGCGTTGGGTTCGGTTACGGAGCTGTTCCCGCACGTAGCGTTTTTCGCGGTAGGCATCGTCGTGCATTTTGACGTGAGCGTGCCATGCGTCAGTGCCCACGTGTTCATTGAACATAGCGTCGAGGCATGATGTCAATTGCCGACATTCAATTACAAGGATTTCCAGATAATCCATCAAGTGGGTCACGTGGAATGTGTGCAGCGCGTGCCGGTCAACAAATTTGAGCGGGGTGCATTCGTAGGGCAGTGTCATAGGGACAAAGGGTTGTGTGTTTTCCATGCACAAATATACGAAACATTTTTAATTTTCCAACATGTGAGGCATGTTTTTTTTCATTCCTCACACCAGCGTTCCGTGCAATGGTTAGCTATTTCGTACCAATTGACGTCAGCCATGAACGCCAAGGCAAAATCCCGCACCCATTCAGGGCCGTCTACCCCGTCCATGTAGTTTAGAATGATGTCTTCCAAATGGTGTGCCCGGTCATAATTGTCCATGTCCCTCCATTGGTCAGGGGTCATGCCGGTAGCGTCGATTTCCATTTCATCGACTAATTCGAGGTTAACCCGCCATGTGGCGTAGTTTGTCCAGCCGTTGTATTTTTCCATAGGGTAAAGGATTAGGGTTTCAAATGTGTACAGCTTTCCACCATTCCACCGATTCCGCCACCGAGCAATCGGAGGCAACCCAGTGGGCGTGGATCAAGGTTATGATTTCGAGGGCATCGTCCCCCTGCACAAACATGTCAGGTTCAAATATGTGGATGTAGGGGAGGCGGGTGTCAATGACGGCGTTAGCGTGTTCGCCGTGTAGCCACGTGATGTTAGGGGTGTAGTCCATGATGCAGGGGTAAAAAGCCCCGCCCGGAATGGGCAGGGCATCGTCATTTAGAATGAAAAATCGTAGTGTTCGTTCATCCAGCCAAAAACCACGTTAACCGGTTCCGAGTGGAATGTCCGCCCGTCGATTACGTGCCGGTGTCTCCATCCATTCCACCGGAGGTACAGCGTGATTTGCGAGGGGTTCGCATCCCGTTCGTAGCGGTAGGTTTGGGAATCAGACATTCCGAAATTGTCAGTCCGGATGCATTCAGCGCGTTCCAACGTGACCGAGCGTTGAGCGTGGTTCACATCGATAATCCAGTACGCATGTCGGTCAGTCCATAAACAAATGGTCGCCCCTTCACCCACCACCGGGAGGGTTTGGTTGTTCGAGACCATCCAATTAACAAACGAGCCCGTACGGGGCAGTTGAGCGGTCGCCCGCAGGGGCGTGGGGTTGTGGTTTTCCATGCCACAAATATACACAATGTTTTCAATTTTCCGCGCGTCGACGTCGTTTTTTTTCGGTCGGCGGTTCTGGGTCGGGAGTGGTTAATTCCTGTTCACGCTGCCAGTCCTCGGCCAATTTTTTCATTTCGGCGTAGATTTCTCGGACGCACGATTTGCATCCGGTGTATTTCCTGTTCGTTCCATTTGCCTTGTTGTAGGTCTCAAACAGGATTTGGATTTCGGTCGCGTTGAGTTCTGCCCTTTCAGTTGCGGTAAATTCTACAACCAAACGCATGATGTCGGCGTCGATTTGAGCGTCCCATTTTCCTAGTGGACATTTAGCGATTTTGAGCGTCGCTTTCAACGGGATGAAACATCCGCAAAGCTTACGCGTGGTTCGCCCTACCCCTACGTTTTGAGGAAATCCTAACGTGCCACATGACCGGGTGGTTTTGTTGTAATAGACGCAAGCTTCGCATGTAGCTATCCGTTTTGTCCGGATTTCGGATGAGACCTGTAAAAACATTGTCGAATGGTTTTTCGGGTTTGGTTCAAGCTGTTGTACAGCGTTTGTAATGGTATTCCAGTTCCGTGTGCGATTTCGACCATTGAATAGCCCTCGTTGTGAAGCTTCCATACCAGCCGGTCAAATCGATGTAATCGGTCAATGTATAGCTCCAGCTGTTCACGTATGAATGGGTCATGGTCGTTTTCAGGGGCGGGTATGTCTTGCAATGGGGTGTCATCGATGTGGTATTCTGATTTGAATTTTCCTGAATAAGCTTCGCGTTGCATCACCCGCACGAAATAGGCGTAGTGATTTTGGACGTCCGGTTTTTCCCGGCAAATCAAATAACAGCTATGTACAAGGTCTTCCGCATCGGCATGGTATTTCCGTGCCGCCGTCACCAGCTTGGCGTAATGTTGGCTGATCCATTTATCCCAGTCGTTTTTGCCTGATGAGGTCATTTACCAGCTTCCTGTAATGGGCTATCATGGATTCCATTTCGACCGGCGATATTTTCGCCAGCTTATTGGAGGCAATGTACAGGTTTTCAGCGGTGTCCGGGCCATACGTTTGGTTCAGCTTAATGCTGAATTTGTATTGTTCCCCGCCGTTCATGTTGCAGCGCTTGCACTGGAATTGGACGTTGTGTTCGTGCCACCGAGTGCTCGTTTTAGCTCGGGTCACGAAATGACCGGCATCGACTTGTTTCCAGTGATATGTGTGTTCGCATGTGAAACATTGACCATAGCCGTATTGGTCTGTAGCCCGCAAGCGGATGTACCGGCTAAAAATTTCGTCGAGCTTTTTTTTAAGCGTTGGTTTCGGGTTCGGGTTCAGTGGCATCCGGTTCGGGTTTGGTTGTGTTATCGTAGCGGAACGGCCAAGCTTTTCGGCGTAGGTCGGCCATTGATTGTGGTTCGTATGTCACATGGTCAGGGCGGTCAGTGCCCCGCGTGATTTGGTGAGCGGTGTGTTGTTTCTCAATGAATGGTTGACGTTCCGTTTCGTGCGCCACGAACGCGTCAGCAAATTCCGCAACCTTTAGCCGTTCGTAGTATTTCCCGTAATATCCCATTTTCATGCGTTGAGTCACGATTCGCCATTCCTCCAGTTTCATTGCCGGGAATTGATCCAGCAACGCCTCCACACAGAAAATAAAATCCGCAGCCGTTTCCAGCGTTTTTTTAGCGTCAATGAATTTGCAAACGTCCCCGACCATCAGGACGAGGGCAGCACGGGTTTCGGTCGGGTTGTATTTCAGGGCTGTTTTTACGTTCGTGCCATGCACCCACGCGTCTTCAGGTTTGATGTCAGCCAGCCCCGTCCCGGATATACGATGCAAGCTCATCGTAGTCGACCGGATTCGCATTTGGTCGCGTTCCGTCAGGTTTGAGGGGGAATAGTCCTTGCCATCCTTGGGCAATGGATTGGTGAATGATGTCGATAGCTGTTCGGACATTGTGGTTCGAGATTTTTTGCAGCCGATGTAATTGGGTGATTTCGCCTTGTTCCGTGTAGGCGCGTAGGCGTCGGGTTTTTCGTTCAGATTTCCATTGTGCCCAAGCTTCCGCAAAATCATGATCAGGGAACGGCATCAAGATTTCCGCCGGTGGGTTATTCAATGGTTCCTTAATTGGTTTATTCAATGATATATTATGTGGCTCATTTTGAGCCGGGGGTCGGTTCATTTTGAGCCGGTCGCCGGTTCGTTTTGAGCCATTGCTGGGTTCATTTTGAGCCGGGTCATTTTGGCCCGGTGCAATTTGAGCTACCCGTATGGTGCGATTTGGCGTGTAGGAAATTTCAATGTAGCCCATGTTTTGTAACGAGGACAGGCTCCGTTTTGCGGTCGCAATTGAGCATTGAACATCGTTAGCGATTCGTTCGTTCGTCTTGTAGTATTCCATGCCATTGTCAATCATTGAAACAATGTCTGACAACAGGATTTTGTCGATCAAGGTTAAGCGGCGGTCATGCCAAATCGTAGCGGGAATCCACAATCCGAAGCGGTCAGAAACCAAACGGGAGGGCTGTTTGCCCCCCCGGTCATTTTGGTTCGTAGACATTTAGGTCAGCCGTTGTGGATTTCGCGTTCACGTTCCAGCACCATCGTAATCCAGTCCGCATAGCTGATGCCAGTTTGAGCGTGCAATTCAGGCAAATGTTTCAACATGTTCCGTGGTGAGCTTTCCAGCCACGTGGTCACGGATGCCGGTTGCACGCCGAGTTTTTCAGCGGTCATCGACAGCTTGCCGTAATGCCGCAAAAGGGTCAAACGCAATTCATTCATTGGGTTGGTTCAGGTGAGCGATTATTTGATTTTTGACCTCCAGCATTTGTTTGGCGAGGGAACACAACGCACCAATAGCCGCGTCTGATTCGTAGGCCATGCCGTTCGCAATTTGATATTGCAAAGCTGCATTGATAGCCCACGATGAATCAATTGAGGCCTGTATATTTCGGTCATCCCGATGTGGTCTGTTGCCAGCAAATTCGGGTTTTTTAAGGCGAAGCTTTGTGCCGTATTGATT